CAGTCTGATTCTTGTTTTACTTTTCTTTTCTTTCCAGGAGGTTTTCTAAACGACCAGAAATACTTTCTACCAATGTACGATCGTCCGTTGTACTTATTGGTAATGAGATAAACAAACCCAAAGTAGTCCCCAATATCATCAGAGTCAAAAACTTTCCCATCATATCTCCACGGATTCTCATAGCTCATAATATAATCTTATAGAGCTATTATTTATCTTTAACCGGGACAAACCTAGTCTAGCAATAAAAAAGGGGACTTGTCAAGCCCCCTGAGTATTCTTTGAGTTTTGTATCAAAGACCCTTTGCGTGTCTTGTTTTACCTGCTGAGTCTGTATAGGTTTCTTTCTCACGTCTAGGAGTTACATATCCTACACCTTTTACAGCACCTGTTTGTCCAGCATCTCTGGCGGCATTTCTTGCTGCTGCTCTTTGTGCTGCTCTTTTACGATTTGCATCGTACCTTTTGTTGTTAGCAGCAATTCTGTCCTCATAGGAACCTTCATTAATTTCTGCTTCCATTATTGCCTCAATCTCTTTTGTGGTAAAGAGACCGGTTGCTTCCAGTTCTTCCTTCTTCAGATTTGCCTTACGATACTCAAGATCAGCACGGGTGCCACGATCCATCTTACCCTGAGACTTGGGTTTGGTCTTACCACCTACATCAGGTTGCATACCAGGGTTTGCTGCCTTGACTCTGCGACCGTGGGTGTATTCAGCACCAGACTGCTTAGAGTCTCCGGAGACCATCTTACCACCCTGAGAACGGGAGTCGGCATATTCTTTATCTGATTGACCGTGCCTGCCCTTATAGACTTCCTCAACATCTTGAGGTGCATGCACTTGATTGTAAAGTTCTTGAATTGTTGCAACGTCGTTGTAGTTCATTTGTTCTTTCCTTGCTCTATCGGTTACATAATCGGCACCTGCCTTGACAGCACCAGCACCAACAGAAACTGCCTTAGAAGCACCTCTAACCAGTTTCTTAAGTCCTCTCTTCAGAAGACCATCCTTTCTTTTCTTGGGTGCTGCAGATGAACCGCCACCTGATGCGGATGATGTTTCACTAGAAGAAGATTCACCACCCGATGCAGATGAAGTGGAAGAAGAACTAGATGATGCTCCACCACCAGACCCCTGTCTTCCTCTTTCATATCCTTTCTTAGCAGCACTCTTGACTGCACTACCTGCTCTCTGTGCCGTTCCTACTGCTCTTGTAGCAAGTCCTACACCACCTTGTACTGCCTTTCCTACTTTCTTGACCGCACCTTTGATTCTTGAAAGTGCTGATGCTTTCTTCTCTGAAGAACCACCAACTTTTGCTCTCGAAACTTTAAGTGATGGCTTGGGGGAAGATTTTTCTGCAGCAGATTTCATTGCTCTGCCAGTTTCAAGTCTATCTTTTGCCTGATCTCTTCTACGTTGAGTTTCTGCAGGATTGACCCTTTCAATTAAAATATCTAAAGAAGCATCAATTGACTCACAAATCGTTTCCTCTAAAATCTCAATGTCAAGTCCCTCTTCCAAGCACTCCTGAAAGAACTCAGTTACTTGCTCTTCAATATACTCATCGGTAAGATCATCAAGATCCTCATCAGTAAATTCATCTAAGATACTTTCAAACTTAGGAGCATATACATTTTCGTAAAGACTTCTAAGTTGTCCATATTCTGATTGTGACAGAGACATTTTTCTTTCTATTATATCCATATATGGGTATTTATAAAAAAAGAGGACTCTTACGAGTCCTCCTCAAAGGATTTATATCCATCATAATCACCAAAAATAAAGTCATCTGCTTTGGCTGCTTCCAAATATGCAGAATATGAATCAGAGACTAAATCCTGCGAAGGTATTTTCGGTAACGTCTTGTTTGATTCCTCCAATAATGTAGGATTCAACTTCCGTTTCTTGCGGAGCCACTTGTAGACCTTTTGATGAAATCCAGTGCTCCGTCCAAGGGAGAGGATTATTCTTTGCGGGTACGTCATAGAGAGGTTTGAGTCCGATTGCTTTCATTCTACGGTTGGCAATCCATTCGACATACTGCTGCAGCAGTTTATCATTCAGACCAATCATAGATCCATCCTTGAACAGATATTCTGCCCAAAGTTTTTCTTGGTTGACACAGTTCTCAAAAGCACCGATTAACCATTGTTCTTCTTCTTCGAAGATTTTTTTCATCTCAGGATCATCACCTTCTCTCCACTTCTTCAGAATATTCTGAGTAATGGCAAGATGCTGATTCTCGTCTCTGGCAATTAAACCGATGATTTTTGCACTTCCTTCCATAAGCTTGAGTTCGCCAAAAGCAAAACTACAAGCAAAGGATACGTAAAAGCGAATACCTTCAAGAATATTAACGTTTGCAACTGCTCTGAAAAGTTTGCGCTTGAGTTCATACCTTGCCTCTTGTGCGTAGGGGACTTGCTCTAAAGCGTGCTGCCACTCCATAGAGTTATCATACTGGTGTGCAGCATTGATAAACTCATTATATGCTTCTGTCACGGTCATCGCACGTTCAACAATGCGATCATCAGTCAGAATATGATCAAACACATCTGAAGGATCCGAATAAACGTTTTTGATGATATGTGTATAAGAACGACTATGGATCATTTCCATAAATCCCCAAACTTCCATACACGCTTCCAGTTCTGGAAGAGAGCAATATGGAATGAATGCCATACCAGGACCACGACCCTGAACAGAGTCGAGCATAATCTGATACTTTAGGTTGGAAGTAAAAATATGCTTCTGTTCGGGACGTAGTGTCTGATAATCTGCACGGTCTTTCTGGAGGGAGACCTCCTCAGGTCTCCAGAAATAACCTAGTTGTTGCGTTGTTAACTTATCAAAAATTGGATACTTGTAAGAATCATATCTTTGAATACCTAGTGGTTTACCGAAAAACATCGGTTGTTTTTTAGTGTCTACCTCCTCTGAATTAAAGACGGTCATTGAATTGACCTTCGGTCTTTCATCTTTATTTGTCTTAAATCTTACAAGACTCACACTCTTCCTCCTCGGCTTGTTCTAATTGAGAGATTAAACTGTCAAGAGATTCTGTAGATTCTTCTACTTCATCTGTCTTGATATCATACGTATTTTGATAATAACTGGTTTTCCAACCGTACTTATATGTAGTTAAAAGATCTTGTGCCATCACGGACACTGGGATCTCATTGTTGGGATAATGTTCTGGATTATAACTCCAGTTACCAGAGATTGCCTGATCAAAGAACTTTTGCATCACTGCAACAACATTAATATAACCACGATTGGACCTCATTTCCCAAAGAAGATCATAATGATTTTTGAGAGTAGCATATTGGGGAACAATCTGCTTGAGTGGTCCTTTTTTGCTTTTCTTAACGGACAAGTATCCTCTAGGTGGTTCGATTCCGTTTGTGGCATTTGACACAACGGAACTGCTCTCTGAAGGCATTTGTGCGGACAACGTTGAGTTCCGTACTCCATACTGCTGTACTTGTGCTCTAAGACCCTCCCAATCATAGTGAAGCTCATTCGGCACAATCTCATCTACGTCCTTCTTGTATGTATCAATCGGAAGAATTCCATTACCATACTTAGTACGATTACTGTATTCGCAGGCACCTTTTTCTTTTGCAAGATTGACGGTTGCCTGAATCAGATAATATTGGAATGCCTCAGTGAGGTTGTGGACCAGTTTCCAGGTCTCAGGATCGTCATACTTGCGGCAGTTCTTTGCAATGTAGTGTGCGAGTCCGATGTATCCGATTCCTAACGAACGACGTGCTCTGGTTGCGATCTCTGCTGCTCTGACTGGATACCCTTGAAAATCAATGAGTTCATCAAGACTCCGAACAGCAAGATCACAAAGAACATCAAGATCCTCAAGATCCCTAATTTTACCAACATTAATAGCACTAAGGATACAGAGAGCAATTTCCCCAGTTTCATCGTCAATGTGCTGTAAAGGTTTAGTGGGCAGAGTAATCTCTTGACACAGGTTGCTCATCTCAACCTTGTCCATAAAGGACGAGTGAGAGTTGCAGTGGTCAATGTTCATAATATAGATTCTACCAGTTTCTGCTCTTTCTTTCAAGAGATCGAAAAATAGTTCTTGACCTCCAATAGTTTTTCTTGGAATAGACTCATCTCGTTCATAAGCATCATATAGTGCATCAAATCCATCAGTGCCAAAAGCATCATACAGACCTGGAACGTCGTGTGGAGAGAAGAGTGAGATGTTTTGGTTTTTGATAAAACGCTCATAGAAGAGTTTGCTGATTTGAATGGAGTAATCTAGTTTACGAACTCGGTTATCTTCTGTACCTTTGTTGTTCTTGAGTACTAGAATGTCTTCGATTTCTTGGTGCCAGATTGGGAAGTGGACAGTCGCTGATCCACCTCTGATGCCATTTTGAGTGCAGCATCTGACAGTTGCTTCAAACTTTTTGAGGAATGGGACAACACCTGTGTGTTGAACTTCTCCACCTCTGATTTTACTGTTGATGCCCCTGATGCGACCCGCGTTGATACCGATGCCCGCCCTTTGTGCAACATATCTGCCGATAGCCATATCAGAACTAAAGATGCTATCGAGGGAGTCATCAACATCAACAAGAACACAGCTAGCATATTGTCGAAGTGGAGTTCGCACTCCTGCCATGATAGGTGTGGGAATGTTGATTTTGTGTTTGGAGATTGCGTCATAATACTTCTTAACGTAATCGAGACGTGTCTCTTTAGGATACTTGGAGAAAATGGTTGCCGCAATCAATAAGTACATGAACTGTGGTGTTTCATAAAGAACACCACTACTCCGATCCTGTACAAGATATTTATCTACTACCTGTCTCAATCCGGCATATGTGAACAAATAGTCACGACTATGATCGATAAAAGATTCAAGTTTATCAAACTCTTCGTCCGTATAAAGATCCGCAATTTCTGCATCATAAACCCCTTTTTTTATGCATTCCTCCACATGATCTCTAACATTAGGAGTTTCGTGCATACGACCATACAACTGTTTACGAGTGGCAAACAAAAGTAGCCTTGCGGCAACATATTGGTAGTTGGGATGGTCTAGATCAATCAAATCACTTGCAGAACGAATCAAAATCTCTTGAATCTCTGCTGTTGAGATACCGTCATAGAACTGAATACCAGATTGCATTTCAACCTGCGATGCAGAGACACCTGCAAGGTCTTTACATGCCTCTTCTACCATGACATGAAGTTTATTCAAGTCAAGAGGTTCCGTTTTGCCATTTCTTTTTACGACTTTAGTCCCGTTGCTCATATCTTTTTCCAGTTGTTAAATTTAATTTTTGCTTCCAAACCTGAGTAGGTATTTGATTCTAACATAGACATAATATCATGTCCAGCAAGAATCATGTCATTAATATCCTTTTGTTGAACATTACTTGGCCATATGATTATGGAGTAACCATTATCGATTGTCTTTCTGATTCGTTGGACAATCTCTCGATTGCGTGGTTCGTTGTCATAAACATAGACAGCATTGCCAATCCCCCAACCACCAATATCAACATCAGCTCCGCACATAGCAATCGAGTTGCGAATGAACGTTGAGTCAAAAGGACCTTCTGTAATGTAAACGGGAGACGTTTTGTCAATCGTATCGAGTCCATAAACTTTTGGTGCCTCCTCATCTAACATCACGGTGATATATTTAGTGAATGATTTTCCTAGTGCTCTACCCTGAAAACCGATAAGATTTTTATTTTCATCATACATTGGTATCACTATACGACTCTCATCTCTAGTGATAGTGTCGAACGTTTGCTTTTGACTATTTGTCCACTCCATAAACTTGTCAGCAAAGTAAAACTTATCAGGATCTATCTTGCGATTTATCAAATATTCCTTTGCTCTAGAATCACTCGATGCTTTGGGAAGATTAATGGATTTCTTAAATGTTGGTTTAGTAAACTCAAACTTTGGAGATTCAACAACAAAGTTTTTTCCGGTATGACCCTCTTTGAATTTCTCAAGAGTATATTGTTTATGAAGACTTACATCAATCTCCTTAAGAAAGTTGTTGAATGATAAACTAGCACCGCAGTTGTGGCACTTGAAGTTAGTATTATTTTTGACTTGATAGAAATATCCTCGTGTTTTGTTTTTGTTTTTTTGTGAGTCACCACAAATCGGGCAACGAAAATTATAAAGATTATTTTTTACTTTCTTGAATTTCTGGAGACGTGAAGATACCAGACCAATATACTTGGAGTCAACCAGATCCATTACAAAAGACTTTTACTGTCTTTCTATTGTAGTAGGTGCTGCCTGAGAAGTCAAGAAGAATGGTGCCAATCTGCTACCTGCACCAATGATGAGTGCTGCTACTACTAACACTCCACCAACTTGCCAACGAAACTTTGAGAATGCTTTTATCTCTACTTGTATTCTATCGATTCTATCGTGAATAATCTTATGGTCTTTTTCACTTTCTGCTTTTAACTCATCAATCATCTTAATGATGAGAGAATCAGTCTTCATACTTTGCTCTATTCTCTCATCGTGCTTAGTGAGAATCTGAGCAATACGATTATT